TTCCACATGCTCGGTGTTGCTGGGGTATTCGGTGGATCTCTTTTCTCTGCTATGCATGGAAGTCTCGTTACTTCTTCAATCATTAAGGAGACAACAGCTAATGAGTCACAGAACTATGGCTATAAGTTTGGTCAAGACGAAGAGACATACAACATCGTTGCAGCCCACGGCTACTTCGGTAGATTAATTTTCCAATATGCTTCTTTTAATAATTCTCGTAGCTTACATTTCTTTTTGGCTACTTGGCCCGTGGTTGGCATATGGCTCACCTCAATGGGCATCTGCACCATGGCTTTCAACCTTAATGGTTTTAACTTTAATCAGTCCATCGTCGATACAAACGGCAAGGTCATTCCTACTTGGGCAGATGTCGTAAACAGACAGAACCTTGGTATGGAAGTTATGCACGAGCGTAACGCACACAATTTCCCACTCGATCTAGCGGCTGCTGAACAAACGTCGGTAGCCCTAACCTCACCAACAATAGGATAATAAAAAATGCCCCAAGGTAAAGGTACATACGGTACTAAAAAAGGACGTCCTCCTAAGAAAGGTACAAAGAAAAAGTAATGGCTAAAAAGGGAGACATGAGTGGATTGACCATACGAGGTGGTCACAAAAGATCCACAAAATCTGGAGCCGGACTTACCGCTAAGGGAGTCCGTGCATACAGACGCAAGAATCCCGGGTCTAAATTAAAAACAGCTGTCACTGGCAAAGTAAAGAGAGGCTCCAAAGCTGCAAAGCGAAGGAAGTCTTTCTGTGCCAGATCTCGTGGCTGGACCGGCCCGAGAGGAAAAGCAGCACGTCGTAGATGGAAATGCTAATGGCAAAAAAATGTACCTGTAAAAAAGGGAAGAAAAAATATGGCCGCTAAGAAAGGTCTATACGCTAACATACACGCAAAGCGTAAACGTATAGCAGCAGGCTCAGGAGAGAAGATGAGGAAACCCGGATCAAAGGGTGCACCTACTAAAGCTAACTTTACACGTTCAGCTAAGACTGCTAAGAAAAAATGATACTGCGTCCGTTCATCGCTTATGCGACGCATGCAATCTAGTCATGGAACGGGGACTAGGTATCGGAGATTACTCATGACAGTAACTTACGTATATCGTGGTATCGAGTACACAAAAACAACCAAGTAATGGAATACAAACACCAGAGCGAGGGTGGATTTGGCGTGGCTTATCCAGTCCAATTTTCACCTAAGCCTGAAGAAAAAAAAGAAGAAGAGAAAACTGAAGCTCAGTTAGATACTCCTTCTTATTAAATAGCACGGGGAGCACCTCAGAGTCGGACTCCCCTGCACTTGGCATTAGCCCTTACGAGGATACCTTCTGCCGTCTAGACGGTGTGGATAGACACACAAAAAAAACTCGAGAAAATTTCAGATCTGAGAAAGTAAAACTATACATTCTTAATAGAAATGGCTCATCAGTCAACAGGTAATAATACCTCATTAACCCGTCAGGGTCAGTCTAATAGCACAGGTGACGCTAGAGCACTTTATCTTAAACTCTTCTCAGGAGAGATGTTTAAAGGCTTTGAGCACAACGCTATCGCTAGAGACCTTGTAATGAAAAGAACCCTAAAGAACGGAAAATCATTACAGTTCATTTACACTGGACACACAACAGCTGAATTCCATGTACCCGGAAGGTCCATACTTGGTAACAGTGACGGTGCACCTCCAGTAGCTGAGAAGACCATCACAGTTGATGACCTTCTAATCAGTTCAGCTTTCGTCTACGAATTAGATGAGACACTTGCACACTACGAATTAAGAGGAGAGATCTCCAAGAAGATTGGATACGCTCTTGCTCAGAAGTATGACCGCTTAGTGTTTAGATCTATTGCACGTGGTGCTAGAGCTGCTTCACCAATCACAAAGTCTAACTTTGTAGAGCCCGGTGGAACACAAATCCGAGTTGGTACAAACAACTCAGGTGCTGACGCATATGTATCAGCTTCACTAATCAATGCATTCTATGATGCTGCTGCTGCTCTTGACGAGAAAGGAGTATCTACTGAAGGTAGAGTTGGTGTACTAAACCCAAGACAATACTACGAGCTTATCCAAGCTGTAGGATCTAACGGTCTTGTAAACAGAGATGAGCAAGGTGACTCATTACAAAAAGGAAACGGAATCATTGAGATTGCAGGCATCAAGATCTACAAATCAATGAACATACCATTCTTCAGCCAATACGGTACTAAGTATGGTTCTGCTTCCGCTACAAACCCCGGTGTAACAAGCCCCGGAAACGTAGGTTCATTCGTTGGCGAAGCTGTAGAAGATGCTGCTAACGATGTAACTGGAATCAACAACGAGTATGGTGAAGAAACAGAATTCGCTAACTCATGTGGTTTGATCTTCCAGAAGGAAGGAGCTGGCGTTGTAGAAGCTATTGGACCACAGGTTCAAGTAACTTCTGGAGACGTTTCAGTTGTTTACCAAGGCGACGTAATCTTAGGTCGTCTAGCTATGGGTGCGGATTACCTCAACCCTGCTGCATGCGTCGAGCTAGTCGCTGGTGCTGCTGCTGGTTCATCTGGTAACGCTGCATTCTAATGCACATTATACGGAGGGCTTCGGTCCTCCTTTTCTTATTTTTTAATTATGCCTTTTCCAACCACTAATGCGGTCAAAGAATTACCCGCTATAAATCAAATATTATCCACATGTGGTCAGGCTCCTGTAACCACTCTAGATCAAACCAACCCGGACGTTGCGATTGCTTATGATACGTTACTACAGGTGACTCGTGAGGTTCAAGCAGAAGGTTGGACATATAACAAAGAGTTTCATTACTTGTTCACACCATCTGCAGATGCCGCTACACTTAACCAGATACTAATACCTAATAATGTACTACAGTTAAAGTTATCTAAGAATAATGCTAACATGCAGTATGATGGTATACGTAGACAAGGTAAACTATACGATAGAATACACCACAGATACACATGGGAAGATCATCCTAGTGGAGTGGAGTGTGATGTTGTATGGGAGTTTGACTGGGTAGATTTACCAGAACCAATACAAAACAGTATAGTTGCCAGAGCTGCTACTATTGTGTCCCAGAGAATCGTGGGAGATACAGCACAGTATGAGATGTTACAGCAACAAGAAGCGTACGCTAGAGCCTTAGCTATGGAGTACGAAACACAACAAGGACAGTTCACTATATTTGGACACCCTTATGACAAAACTAATTCCTACCCAGCTTATCAACCTTTCCATGCTTTAATGAGATGACAGCAGTAACTCAACGAATTGACAACTACCTCGGAGGAGTATCTAGACAATCTGATGACAAGAAACTTCCCGGTCAAGTCCGAGAGTGTCTGAACGCTTATCCTGATCCTACTTTTGGTTTAACTAAAAGAACAGGATTTAAATGGATTAAGAACCTAGGTACAGGAACTTCATATGATGGTGGTAAATGGTTTTATATAGCCAGAACTGCAGACGAAAGATATATAGGAGTTATTACTCCAAAGCCTAACAGTGGGTTTGGCGGCATATCTATCTGGAACGTAGACGGTACAGTATGTACTGTTAACATGGATACAAGTACAGCTGTAAATGCTGTAAACTATCTTACAGGTGCTCGCACAAACTACTCTATACTGACTGTACAAGATACATCAGTTATTGTAAACAATTTACAGACTGTAGCTAAACAACCTGATCCTAACTTTGTAGCTAACACACGTGCTACACTGGTACTCAGTGACACTGCTGTCAGTTCTACATACAGCGTAACAATGAACGCTGGAGGTGGTGCATCAGACCAGACATTTACAACAACAACTGGTACAGCTACTACATACGACCAATTACTTACAACACTGAAAAATGGTATAGATGCGTTTAGTATCTCAGGACTAACAGTTACCAAGTTTCTAGGTACACTAGAGCTAAGTAGAGTAGTCAGTGGTACACGTACTGCATTTGCTATTGCCTGTCAAGGTGGACCGGCTAACAACAAGCTAGCTGTATTCCAAGATCAGGTAGACAACGTAGCACAGTTACCTATACAGTCCTTTCAAGATCACGTTGTAAAAGTTATTAACACAGCATCAGCTAACGATACTTACTTTGCTAAGTTTGTAGCTGACAACGGTGTGTCTGGTACAGGATTCTGGCAAGAAGCACGTGACCCTAGCAAATCAGCAGGGCTTGATGCTTCTACTATGCCACACGAACTAGTTAACAACAGCCTTAATAACTTTACATTTAGACAATTTGATTGGATAGATAGACAAGTAGGTGATGACGTTACAAACGCACATCCTAGTTTTGTAGGTCATAAAATACAAGAAGCATTCTTTCATAATAACAGACTAGGTTTCTTATCTAACGATAACGTATCTATGAGTCAAGCTGCTAAGTACTTTAATTTTTATCATACTTCAGCTCAGATTATTACAGATGCTGACCCTATAGATCTTAGTGCGTCCACTATACGACCAGCTAATTTACATGCTATTATACCTAGTACTCAGGGTCTTGTATTATTTAGTAAAAACCAGCAGTTCTTACTTACATCTGCGGACGGTGTACTTACACCAGCTTCTGCAACTATACGTCCTATCTCTAACTACGAGGTAGACATCTTAGTTGACCCAGTTGACATGGGTACTAACATTAACTTTATAAGTAAGACACCAAGTTACACACGTATCTTTGGTATGATTACTAGAGGACAGGACGAGAACCCACAGGTACTTGACGTAGGACGTGTTGTAAACGAATGGATACCACAGACTATAGACACGCTTATAGCTAGTCCTCAGAACCAGTTTATAGCTATGTCTGATCAGGACAATAAAGAGGTCTATTTCTACCGTACATACAGTGATGGTAAAGAAACTCTTGTTCAGTCTTGGTTTAGCTGGGAACTCCCCGGCACAGTACAGTCTATACAGATTGACTCTGATGACTTCTTAGCAGTAACTAAACAGGGCAACCAGTTTACATTATCTAAAGTTAGTTTAAGTCAGAGTCCAGAAGACGCAGTTATCGTAAATAATGATGGACAAAAAATTAACCCCTGCATTGACTTATATGCTGCACCTAGCTCAGTGGCTTATGATAGCACAAATAACTTTAGTAAGTGTTATATACCTTGGGCTAATGTTACAGGGCTAGATCCTATACTTATAATCAAAGGTACAACAGCTACAGGTCAGTTTATTGAATCTGGTTTTACTGTTACACCTACGATTGCAACAGATGGGACAGGTACATATTTTAAAGTACCACTTAAAAACTTAACAAGTATAGCTAGTGATATTATCATTGGTTGGAAGTATGACTTTAATGTATTACTACCTAAGACATACTACAGAGTTGATGATGCTATGGCTAAGTCAGACTTTACAGCTAACCTAACAGTAGCTCGTATGAAGTTTGCTGTAGGTCTATCAGGAGTCATGGGCTTTAAACTCAAGTCTAAAGGTATACGACAAGGTAAAAGAGAATATACAGGAGACGGATCTACTACAGCATTTAGCTGGAATGAAGATGACATATCTTACATAGATCAAGACCAAGTAAAAGTAAAGCTGGATGGTGTTGTGACCACAGCTTTTACTGTAACTAATAACACAACAATTACATTTAATAGTGCACCAGCTAATGGTGTCGCTATACTGATATATCTAGACGAGTGGTACAGTTTACATCCTGTAGTGACAGCCGATAACTATTTAGCTAACGACATTGCACTTACAGGAGAGACTATATTCTCACTACCTATACATCAGAAAACAGAAAACTTCCAACTAAGATTATTTAATGATTCTCCGTTTCCCGTAGCATTAAACTCTATGATGTGGGAAGGACAATACTCACCGAAGTTTTACAGGAGAACATAACATGATGAATAATTTTGGTGTCCCAATGACTGACGCTGATATTAATATGACATCTAACCCTGCGAAAGTTATGCTAGAACAACAGCTAACTACATCAGGTATAGAAAATCAATGGGTCGGAGCAGTTGTAGGTGGAGCTATATCAGCCGGTGGTGCACTTATTGGTGGTAGCAGATCTGCAAGAGCAGCTGCTGATCAAGCTGAAAAACAGAACGAAGCTACTATAAGACGTTTTGAGTATGATACTGCAAAGTATGATATGGATAAACAGCAAATACGATCTAACAGAAACTTTGCTGTACAAGAAATACTAGCTAAACAACGTAACGAAAACAGAGTTGCAGACTTTAGAGATGCATCTGCTGCACGACAGTATGATTATAATTTGGCTATACGTAATCAACAGCAAGCATCTAATGACGCACAGTATGAAAGGTCAGAAGATATTTACGGAACTCAGATGGATCTTAATGCTAGATCTGCACAGACTGCATACGAAAACGAAGCTAGATCGTTAGAAGAAATACATACAGAAAGAGCGTTTAACTTGCAAACGGCACAGCTAGACGCTTTAGTACAAGAAGGTAAATTAAGAGCTAGAGGTGTTACAGGCCGAACTGCTATGAAAGGTTATCAAGCTACAGCTGCAGACTACGGTAGGCAAGTGGCACAGCTTGATGAATCATTCGCTAGTGCAGGCAGAAACACACGAGCTGTTATGCAAGAAATAGCTACAGATAAAGCATCAGCTGACTTAGCTGCATATGCTCAACGTATGTTAGATCCCGGTGATTTACCAATGCCGTTACAACCAATGGATACACCAAGAGCAGAGTTTATTTTACCTCGAGCACTAGGTGAATTTGACTTCGGACCAGAGCCAGTATTAGGAGCTATGGCTTCTCCATCTGCTGCTGCAAATAGAGTCTGGGGTAGTACAATATCAGGAATAGCTGGTTCTTTAGGCGGCATTGCATCAAACACATCTGGTCAATTCAGCGGATCGAACTGGTAACTAATTAACTATGGCACAACAATACAAGCGGCACTCCC